GACATCATCCATTGTTGGATCGTCAACTGTTTACGGCGGCGGCGGTGGTGGTGGTGTCGTTACTGGAAACACTGCTGGTGTTGGCGGTAGCGGTGGAGGTGCATCAGGAACGGTCGGGAACGCAGTTCCAACGGCAGCAACCGCGAACCTGGGCGGCGGTGGCGGTGGTGCGGGAACAACAGCGAACGGCGGCGCTGGCGGCTCTGGTGTCGTCATCGTCCGTGTTGCCCGCCCGTACACGGCTGTCGCTGGTGCGGCGTCCATCGGTAACACGGCGACCGGGACGTACACCTCGGGTGGGGCCACGTTTGCTTACTTTGAGTTCGGGTCCTCGGGCACTCTGACTGTCAACCAGGCCGGGTTCGCTGACGTGTTGGTCGTGGGCGGCGGTGGTGGTGGCGCTGCCGGAATACGATCAAGTGGTGGCGGTGGCGGCGGCGGACATTTATTGATAACTGACGCTTACCTACCCAGTGGCAGCCTTACCGTAACCGTCGGAAGCGGCGGCGCTGGTGGCGTCGGCGGTTCGCAACTCAGAAATCAAACGGGCAAAAATGGTAACGCTTCTCGCGTCGGCTCTTATTTCTCAGTAGGCGGCGGTGGCGGCGGCGGATCAACCTTAGACGCGAACCAAGCAACGTTCGCGGATGCTGGTTTCAGCGGCGGATCCGGCGGCGGCGGATCATTCGGAGGCGCCGGAGGTACTGGTACTAGTTCTTTAGGCACGGATGGCGGATCGGGTTCGGCAGCTTCCGGTAACTTTGGCGGCGGCGGTGGCGGCGGTGCTACGTCAGCCGGGGCCAACGGTACTTCCACCACAGGCGGAAATGGTGGGGCAGGAACCTCCACATCATTAAACAACTCCGCGACAACTCGCGGCGGTGGCGGTGGAGGTGGTTCGACGGGCGGCACAGCCGGAACCGGTGGTTCAGGAGGCGGAGGAGCTGGTTCATCCAATACGGCTAATGGCACGGCAGGAACAGCCAATACCGGTGGTGGCGGTGGCGGTACGGGCAGAGACGGAACAACCACTATTGGTAATGGCGGCGCAGGTGGCTCTGGTGTCGTGATCGTTCGCGTACGCACCGCATAACTCAACTCGAAAGGAACACACATGGCACACTTTGCACGCATTGAGGACGGCATCGTCCGTGAAGTGATCGTGGTCGGGAACGACGACTGCGGCGGCGGAGACTTCCCGGAGTCTGAGCCGATCGGTCAGGCTTTCATCGCCAGCATCGGTCTCGCAGGCGAGTGGCGGCAGACGTCGTATAACTCAAACTTCAGATCGACCTACGCGGGGATCGGGTTCCGGTTTGACGCTGAGGCTGACGCCTTCATCGCACCCGAGCCAGAGGCGGAGCCGGAAGCGTGAACTTCAACGCACCCGCCGACCTCGTGCCGCTAGTCGTCCTGACGACCGCCATCCTCGGCGGCATCCTCTGGCTGATCCGTACGCAGATTGCCATCAGCAAGACGCTGCAACCGAACGGCGGCACGTCGGTGAAGGATCAACTCAACCGGATCGAGTCCGAGGTGCGGGACGTTCGGACCAAGATCGACGACCACGTTACCTACCACCTCAATAACGATCTCTAAGGGAGAAGGAATGCCGAATATTCCCACGAAATGGCGGAAGTACCTTTACGGAATTTCTGCGGCCTCGATCCCGGTACTAGTTATTGCCGGTTGGGTGTCCGATGAATTGGCCGTGGCCCTTCTCGGATTGGCTAACGCGGTCTTTATCGGTGGCCTAGCGTTTGCGAATACCCATCCCGAGTCATGAATCCTCGACTTTGCTCGGCCGGGATAACTCTCCGACTGCAAATTAATCAGAGGTTCCCGAACCGTTCCCGCCGTAGTGATGGGTGGATAGGGGACGCACGCCATCGTAAGAAGGGTTCCGCGTCGCAACACAATCCGGACGAAAACGGTTGGGTTCGGGCTATCGACATTGACGAAAACATGGGCCGGGGCCGGGACCGTAATGGTGCCACGGCGAAGGAATTAGCGGATCAGTTGGTCGCTTATGCCGGCTCGAGCTTGCCGGGTTCCGATCGGATTCTTTATGTCGTCTATGAGAATCAAATAGCGTCGGGCACCTACCGGCGCTGGTTCTGGAAGTGGCGCGGTAAAGGCTATGGGCATACGGCCCATATTCACGTTTCTTTCACGAAGGCCGGTGACCGGAACGGTGATCTTTTCCCGCTGCCGATTCTGTCGACGGATCCGGATGAACGGAAAGAATGGGCGGCGGCTCTCGGGCTATGAGTCTTGCCGATCGGTTTGCGGCCGTGGATCTTCTGCCTAAGTGTTCGGTTTGCCGAATGCTGGTTGTGATGTCTAGTGAGGATCGGGAAGCTCTACTTCGGGCTCTCGATGGGCCGATATCTTCCGCGGAGATTACGCGGATCCTTAAGGATGAAGGTTTCCCGGTGCTTTCTGGATCGGTGAAACGTCACCGGCGGAAGGAATGTCTAGGGTATGGGCCTAGCGAAAAGCCTTAACGATTTGGCGGCGGCCGGGAATACGGGTCGGCATTCCGAGGCGGTCCCGCGGGGTTGGGAACCTGGGATCAGGTTCGAACCGGACGGCTCGAGGATCGTCACAAGCGGCCCGATCCCGGACGGTGATCCCGCGGGACTGCTGCCGGCTATGGGTGTCGATATTCCGGATGGTTTCCGCGCCCGCCTGGTCGAGGTGCGGCATGATCCGGCCGCCTGGACTCGACAGGCTCAAGGTGATGACGCGGTCACCGTGCCGATTGTTCGATGCCGGTGGGTGATTGAACCGTCGATTCGATCGATCGACGTCGAAGATTTGTTGAAGAATGCGAAAAAGAAAACTAGGGAATCCCCGGCCGGTGGGCCGGGGCTTTTTGTTTTTGCGGCCGGTGATTTGCAGCTGGGGAAACCGGATGGGGACGGCACGGAAGGCACGGTGGGCCGGTTCTATGGATCCCTCGAGCGTGCCGCTGACCGGTACAGGAAGCTTCGGAAGGCGGGGAAAGCCGGCCCGGTTCTATTAGCGTGGGCCGGTGACTGTATCGAGGGCGTGAATTCTCAGGGCGGGAATCTGATTGGCCGGCTCGATCTAACGCTCACCGAACAAATCCGGGTATATCGGCGGTTGCTTCTCGATCAGGTGCAAGCCTTCTCCGATATGACTGATGACCTTTCCGTGATCGTCGTGGGTGGAAATCATGACGAGGCCCTACGGGTCGGTAATCAAATGGCATCCCGGTATGACGATTCTTGGGCGGTCGAAGGTGCGGCCCAGGTTGCCGACGTTATGACGGCCGCCGGCCGGGAAGTGACTTGGTTCCTTCCGGGCCGTGACCAGCTGCATTTGTGCATCGACCTGGAGGGCACCCGGATCGGGATCCTTCATGGTCATCAAACTAAAAACAAAATGTCCGGGTGGCTTGCTAATAAGGCCCTTGCCCGGGATCCGATCGGGCAGGCCGACATCGTGATAAGCGGTCATTATCATCATTTGCGGATCGAACAGTTTGCCGAAGTAACGTGGATGCAAACCGGTTCCCTCGATGGCGGTTCCGTGTGGTGGAGTCACAAGGGGAATCATGATGCACCGCCGGCGGCTATAACTTTCGTTACGGCCGGCCGGCGGTGGCAGGATTTCGCTATCGTTTAACGTTTCCCGAGTGCCCTTCGAACGGTCATTCTGTCGCATTGCATGAGGGCGGCTATCCGGGTTTCCGGGATCCCTTGAGCGTGGGCGGCCACGATTAAACCGTAGGCGTAGGTGCCGTGCCGCCGTAGCTTCTCCCGGGCTTCGGTCCATTCGTGCCCGGCTTCGGTCATCCGATCGATTAGTTCGTTCATGCCTTAACCGCCTGGATTGCTTCCTCACGGGTTGCGTAACGGCCGGTCACGAATTCATCCGCATCGAATACGAAATATGCGCCGGCGATTTCCCGGATTGCCCGGCCGTCGGGGGTGAAGGTGAATTCTCCACCGCTTACCGACTTCACCCATCGGAGTTTTGTTGTGTCCATTTGCTTTCCTTTCGCCTGTCTCATCAGGTGCGGGAGGCTATCCGCACGACGGGCCGGAGCCCGTTTCGACTAGTTCGGAACTATCCAGGAAGTCGATCCGTAGTAGGTGACTTCGTAGTAATCGACCATCGGATCGGAAGCGTCCCGGTTAAAGGATTCCCGAATGGCCTCGACCCGATTCCGGACCGCAGTCGCGGCGGCAGTTGATCGGGCGTAATCCCAGGAATTTTCCGGGGTTTCGATCAGCTGGTTACGATCCCATCCGGAGAGCTTTACGTCGATTGCGAGTCCATCCCGGACCCGAACGGAAACTTTGATGTCGGCGGGAATTTGCCCCATTGTCTTAGCGGTGGCGATTGCCTTACGGATGTCGGCGGAAATTTCCCGAAGCGGGCGGTATCCGGCGACGTAGTTTTGGCCTACTCGGGCTTCCGGCATTTGGTATGTCATTTTGGGTTCCTCCCCTAGTTGGTCTTGCCTTATGTAGATAAGACTACAGGACCGGGAACCGGTGTCAAGTCAATTTCCAAGATTTTTCAAAATATTTTTCGGGAGGATCCATGCTCGATCACAAGCTCACAAGTGACGCAATAGCCGCGATTCATGGACCCCGGGCCGAAACTCACGGAGACTTCGGGGACACACTTACCCGAATCGCCCAAATGTGGACCGCCTACCTCAAAACGGACATTACGCCCGGGGATGCCGCAAAAATGCTAGTCCTCATGAAACTTGCCCGATCCCGAAACCGGTACGACCGGGACCATTACCTAGCTC